TCACTCCACCGCGAGATTGTAGAAGGCGTGCTTGCCGATGGTGACGAGCGGGGTGCGGAAATGGCCCCAGCTGTAGGGCCAGGGGAGCGAGGCCAGCTTGTAGCTGGTGGCGCCGAAGGTCGGATCGTCGAGATTGCCCGCGATCGCGTCTTCCGCAACCTTCCGCGCGAGGCGGAACTCGGCATCGGAGAGGTCGACCGAAAGCAGCTTCGCACGATTCGGATCGCCGGGATTCCAGCAAGAAAATTGCGCGCGGGCGCGGCACACCGAGACGATGTCGTGCCCCCACCAGTGCCTTCCGTCGATCTCCCGACTCTCACGCACGCGGTTCAGCACCACGCAGGCGACTGCGATCATGCCAGCTTCGCCTTCGCTGCGGCCTCGCCCCAAATCGTGCGCGCGAGTATGTCGACAGCGTCCGCCGTCGGCTGAATGTCGGTCATGGAAAGACTCCGGTGGAGAGAAAAGACGGCGCGCTCAGGCGGCGCGATGCCGGTTCCGTTTGCCGGGCGCCCGGATCCGTGGGGTTCGCCGACCCTCGCTTAAGCGTCCCGCCGGCTCGCGCCTGCGGCGCAGATCACGGTGCCGCGCTCGGCGCCGAGTTCAGCAAGTCGGCCGGATTGCCCTTGTCGGCGTTCGGCACGCAGAGCGCGGACAGCGCCGGCACGAGGCCCGGCACCGTCTGCGCATTCCGCACCACCGCCGAAAAAGGCGTGCCGCAGGCGTCGGTCTTCCAGATGAGGATGTTGTTGTCCTCCGCCGACTGCGCTCCTTTGAGCGCGCTCGCCTCGAAGCCCGAGACGGTTGCCTGCTGCGATGCCGTGCAGCCTGTGAGGAACAGCAGCGCCGCAGCCGCTATGGCGGGCGGCGTGGTCCTCCCCGCCTTGACGAAATTGAGCGCCACGGCGTCGATGATGGCGACGACGGCCGGCGGCAGGCGGTTGCGCAGATTGGCAAGGATGGAGGCGATGACGGGAACGGCCACTGCGCTCAGCGCCCATTTCAGCATGGCGACGTCGCCGCACACGACATCGGCGATCGGCGGGATCTGCGAAAGCTCCGGCGGCGCGGCCCATGCCGGAGCGGAGACGCAAAGGATCAGACCGGCCAGCGAAAGCCGGCCGGCGTCAAAACGCTTCATGACGAGGCTCCTATGGTTTGGAGGAATGCGTCGAGCGGCGCGTGCGGAAGAGCCGCATCACGCCGGCGACGCCGACGATCGCACCGCAGAGCGCGGTGACGAAGGCAAGGATCGCATTGAGCTCGCCCAAGAGCTGCACCCACCAGGGCGCTGCGATCAGAACGCCGCCGACGACAGTCTCCGCGACGGCGCTCGCCTGGGCAGGCGCGAGGGACGGATCGCTCATGGAAGAGCCTCCGGGTGATAATGGTACTGGAAGTGCCTAGGCGCTGGCGGCCGGATAGCCGGCGGTCACGTCGATCGCCTGGATCGCCGCTATGCTCGTCGCGGCACGGATGCCGTCTTTGATCGACGCGCAGCGCAGGATGCACGCGCTCACATAGTTGGCGATCGTGACGGCAAAGGTCAGCATCTGCGCCGCCGTCATCGGCTGGTGATTGTTTTTGGCGTCGCGCCAGTAGAAGGCGCCCGGCCACGGGATCGTCGCCGGATTGGCGACCGAGGCGCTCGCCAGCGAGCCCATTGCAGCGATGTTCTGTTGGCTCGCCGGATCAATCTGATACGGATTGGTCCGATAGGTGAATACGGACGGAACGAGGAATAGACCTTGGAAGTAATCGGCCGCCCGCTGCAGCGCCGCCGTCTGCGCGTCCTGCAGAGTTTGAATATAGGGGACCAACGCCGCGTCGGGAGTGCCGGGATTGGCGATCTGGTGCGTCAGAAAGCCGATCACGGTCCCGTCGGTGACCTGGAGATAGCTCTGGCCCGAAGGCGGTGCAGACAGATCGGTAAGCGCCATCGGCGTTTGCATGACGCTTTTGATCTGGCCTGTCGCCGTAACGTAGATCGCATAGACATTCATCGCTGTAGCGCCGACACGTACATGACGGCTCCCGTCAGATTCGACAAAGTGTCACCGCATTCCCAATCGAGGTAGAAGTTATGAAGGCTCGCCGCGTAGGCGCTGATTGATGCCCATGTAATCGATACCGTTTGCGATGAATCCGCGACGAACAGGTTGCCGACGGTTTGCAGCACGCCGCCATCGTCGCGGATCCGTAGCGACCATCCAGCTCCTGATCGAAGATTTTGCGTGATGGTGGCTGCAATAACGACATTCGTGCCGATGTTTGGCGTGATCTGGATTTGCGCAATCTGCTGCCAGCTCGTCGGAGAGTTACCTGAATATGAGCTGGTGACGTGCGCCTGGCCCAGCATGGTCGCCGCGTTCGCCGCGAGCGTGTTGGTGTTGGCACCCAAGGGGACGGCAAGCAGGCCGCTTCCGGAGCCGGTCGCGTTGAAGTTGCTCACGACGCCGGACGTATTGACGGCCTTGACCCAGAAATAGAGTCCGGTGTTGTTGTTGGCGAGGATGTTGATCGCATCGCCGGTCATATTCCAGCGCCCGACTGCGCCGGGTTTGCCGGGCACGCCGTCGTAAAGCAGATTCGCCTGCGCCGAATCATTGGGGATTATGGCGAGCGCGGCCACACCCCAAATCTGCACACGATCGAAGTCGATATCGGTTGGATTGGTCCAACTGATATCGACGGAAAGGATTCCCCCGCTGGCGGAAAGTCCGGTTGGCGCGCTTGGGGCAGCGGTCTGCGGATTGACCGTGAAGCCGCTCGGATACGCTGCCATCGAGTCGAGCCAGGTCGAATAGAATGTCTGCTGCGGCGTCACGTAGACCGTCCGCACGCGGACATCGTAGGCCTGGCCCGAGCTTCCGGCGTAAAGATTGGTCAGCGAGAAATCGATCGTCCCCGTCTGCGCGCTATTGGGGCTGGCGCCCCATGCGTTCGCATGTCGCTGCCACTGCACCTCGTAGTAGCTGTACACAGCGCTCGCCGTTGCGGTCCAAGCTGCGATCAGGTAGGGCTGGATCGTGCCGTCCTGCTGCTTATTGATACCGGTCGAGAGGTTGAGCGAGGTCGGTGGTCCTACGGCCGGGGTCGTTCCGCTTCCGGCTGCGCTCCAGGTGCCGACCTGGGACGTCGACTGAACAGCGCGAACGAACACGTAGTAGGTCGTGTTCGCCTGAATGCCGTTGCTGATGGTGACGCTTGTCGCGAGCGGGTTGGAGGTCAGATTCGCCAAGATGGCGCCCGTGAGCGTATTCACCGTGTTGTAGGCGACTTCGTATCCAGCGAGGTAGGGATCGGCCGACGCGGTCCAGCTAACGGTCAGGAAGAACGCCCCGGTCGCGACGCTCGGCGCCGACATGGCGGCGGGCGCGCTTGGATATTGGGCCAGCACGTTGGTGTCCGTCACCCAAGTCGAATATTGGGTCGTAAAGCTGCCGACGCCAACGCGCACCGAGCGGACCTGAAAATCGTAACGCGTGTTCGCCTGCAGTCCCGTCAGGAAATAAAGGTCGGCTTGCGCCGAGACCATGATCGACGTCCAGTTGGATACGCCGTGGGGCGTCCATTGTATCTCCTGGCTCGTGCAATTCAGGTCGGTCGTGGGCGTCCAGCTAATCTGCATACCCGGCTGCACGGTTCCGTCGATCTGCACGTCATAAGCCGCCGTGACGCTGAGGCCGGAGGGCGCGCCGACCGAGCCGCCGAATCCCGTCGCCCCGCCACCGCCACTGACGACCGGCGTGTACGAATAGGCGGTCGCAGAGGCCAGATCGGTCGGCGCGCCGCCCCAGAGATTGTAAGAGACGAATTTGAAGGACAGCGAGATGCCGCTGAGGCTCGCGGGCAGGTCCATGACGAAGACGCTCTTGCTCATCGCCAGGACCATGGAGCCCGTAGCGTGCGCCGAGATCGGCGTGGCGAGCTGTCCTCGCCTGAGATAGATCGAGCCGCCACCGGAATCGGAGAGTTTGTAGGTTCCGGTGCCGGTCAGGGTCTCGATGCCGTAGCCGATGAGCTCGCCGTTGCTGTAATCGCTGTTACAGATCCAGAGCGAGGTTTGATAATTGTCGGCCGTGCCGTGGCTGGCTGAGGCCAGCTGCGCGCCGTAGCTCCGGCTGATGTCGATCGTCAGCAGATCCGTGCTGTCGGGGTCGACGCCCGCGGGCAGCGCCGTGGTCGTGACGCCGACGGCGGCGCCTTTCACCGCGCGGCCGATGAGCTCGTAATTGTTGCCGCCGTCCGCCGACATGTAGATGTCGGCCGAGCCCCAATAGGGCGAGCTGCCCGAGACGCCGATCATCAGCTGCGGCGTTCCGGCGATGAAGCTGACCGGCGGCTCGACGATAACCGGCGTGTTCACCACGCCGGGCGAAGCGTTCAGGTTGCCGACCGCTGAAGGCGCGCCCGACTGGAAGGCGTAGAGCGGCGCGCCGCCCGTCCCGCCCAGATATTCCTCGGCGGTGATCTTGAGATTGCCGTTGTCGTCTTCCTCGATCGAGAGAATGCGGACCCATTGCTGGACGAGCCCGAGATTGGCGTCGGTGATCTCGACGATATCCATCGGATCCAGCAGGCAGTATTTCCAGCCGAGGGTGAATGTGTACTGATTGCGCACGGCCTGACGCTGCAGCTGCAGCGTCGCCGACATCGTGGCGGCGGAAAGCGTGCAGAACTGGTGCGATTGCTTCGGCTGATCCGAACGCAGGCCGTAAGTCTCGATCGCGGCCTGATCCTTCGCTTCGACGATCTCCGCGGCATATTGGTTGGACCGGTTGAGCCATTCGAGCTTGACGGAATTCATACGGTCCGATGGCCTGGCGCGCGACAGCTGCACCGGATCGCCTGAACCCATGTCGATATAATCGTCATCGGTCAGGCTGTAGAGCGCCGCGGTCGGTGCGGTATAGGTTGCGCCGTTGGCCGAAACATTCTGGTCGCCATAGGGGACGATGGTGAGCTGACCGCCCGACCAGACGAATTCCGCGTTGCACTGCTGGACGATATCGTTGAGCGTGCTCGCCGCGTCCTGCTGCGTGTTCAGGAACAGCGAGATCACCATGCCGGTCGCCTGGCAGTATTGCGAGAAGACCGACAGGCTGCCGAGGCGTGCGGATGGAAAGCCGACCCCGTAGGATGGGTTGGTCAGCATGTCGGTAACGACGAAAGCCGGGTCGGCATCGGGCGTGCCATAGATGCCATTCCCAACACCCTGGATCTCGAAGGCGAAGTTCTGCATCTGCGGCGATGACCCGAACAGGCCCGGCTGCCAATAGACATAGGCGGTGCCGCCGTAACCCAGATCCTGACCCGGATGCTTCGAGGTCAGATAGCCCCACGGCGCCTGGCCCGACGCCCCGCTTTCAAAGCCGATATTGTGCGCGGAGCAATAGGCCCAGCTATAAATCGTGCCATTCGCCCAGACATTAGCGACGCCCCCGACCGGCCCCTCGCACAGCGCGAAAGCGAAATAGGCGCTGTAGGTGTAGGCCTGCCCGCCGTTCTTCCCCTTGCTTGCGCTGCCTGCCGACGTCGCTTGGAAATCGCCATACCAGATGAGATTTCCGGAGCCGCGGATCGTCCCATAGGCGAGCGGAACGACATTACCGTAGCAGGAGCTATTGATCGGCACGCCGGACGCGACGGTCTTCGCCTGGGCGTTCGTGGTGCTGGAGCCGAAGAGACTCATCAAATTCTTCCTTCAGTCGCCGGGCGCGGGCGTCCGCCCGCTTGGCTCGCGCTTAAGCGCAGTCCTTTCCCTCTTCACCCTGGCCGCGACTGCGGCCCCGGCGATTGAGGGAACAACGAGAACAGCTTCCGCTCCCTGCCGCGCAGCTGAGCGCCGTCGACCTTGTCGAGGATCACGCCCGCGCGCTGCACGGCATGAATGATGACGGGCCATTCCACGACGATGGCGCCATGGGCGAAAGCGCGACCGAAGCGATAGACGAGAAGATCGCCCGGCGCGCCAGGCTCTTGCGCGGGCCAGGTGCGCGTCTCGATCACCGCGAGCAGCCGCTCCGCATCGCGATGAAGCATCCAGCCCGGAGAATAGCGCTCGAACGCTATGGGTGAGACCAGGCCGGCCTCTTCATAGGCAGCAGCCAGCAGCATCGCGCAATCGACGCCGACGCCCTTCACGCGCGCGGCGTGATGATAGGGAGTGCCGATCCAGGATCGCGCCGCGCGCACGACGGCCATCCGTCCTTCGGCCTCGGTCATCGAACGACGAACCCTACGCGGCGAATGACCAGCCGGCCATCCACGGTTTCGCCACGCTCCCATTCTCCGCGACTGAAATGATGCGCCTTGAGGCAATCATTGATTGCGCGTCGATGCGCATGATGGAATCCCGCGGCCGTGGCGAGCCCCTTCAGGATTGCTCTGTCTTGGTCACCCACCAGACAGAGGGACATATCGAATGGCGCTCTCTCCTCGTGGCTTCCCTCGGAATAGAGGCGGATGATGCCGGTCGTGATCTCGAGATGCGCTTGAATGCGGTTCATACCGCCGTCTCCGGAACCGGCACGTACGGGAAGCCGCCGAAATGGGCGAGGTTGTTGAACTTGGTTTGGCAGGTCGATTGCTGCTTGTCGCAGCCCGGATAGACGATGCAGCTGTCGCCGGCTGCCGGAGGAACCGGGAACGGCACGACCGGCTTCAGCACGCCGCCGACGTCATGCTCCCGAATCGTGAAGGATTTGTTCGCGAGCGCGCCCGAGGTAAACGTCATGGTTCCGAGCGATGCCCATCCGACAGTCTGTGCCAGATTGGTGTTTGCGACAAAGTCGGTCGAACCTGCATTGATCATCGCGGCAACGCCGAAGGATGCTTTGCTTAGCGTGCAGCGACCGTCATAGAGCGTGAAGGCGCAGCCCGGCTGGAACAGGCGCCAGGGCATCTGCAGCGTCAGCAGCTCGAGATGCGTGTTGGCCTTGATGGTCGCCTGCGTCCGTCCCGCGTCGACCTCGGCGATACGGCCGGCAAAGATAGTCAGCAACCCCGCGGACGTGTCGCCGAAATTCGCCATAAAGGCTCGATCGAGCTGAATCTCCGCGCCGTCGAGCGCGCCGCCGCGCAGGGCCGACATCCAGGGCACGCCGTCGATCATGTCGTTCGGACCGGCGGTCAGCGTGATGTCGAGCTCATCGACCTGCACGCCGACCTGGAACTTGACCTTGGAGCGCTCGAAGAACGGTCCCTTTGACGAGAAGACATGGCTGGTCGCCGCGTCGACGATATCCTGATCGGCCGTCGTGTAACGCGCGACCGTGCCGTCCACGAGCGTGAAGCTATAGCAATCGGCCATAAAGAATTGCGGCCCTGCGAGGATGGCTCGCAGGGCCGGGGATGCAGGCTTCATGATACAGTTCTCTTTCTTCTCGATTGTCATTCCGGACGCGAAGCGATCCGCGATCCATTCGTCCATCCGCACCGGCGACGATGTGGATCCCGGATCGTGCAACCCGGTGGGGTGCTTGTCAGGGATGACGAGGAAGTGAATAGCGACGGGAGCTAGTTCTTCACGCTCTCGAATTCGAGCTTCTTCTGCTCCCAGAGCTTGTTCATGAACTTCGTGAAGTCATTGTCGTCGGCCGTGAAGCGGACCGGCCAGTAGTAATTGAAGGTCGCGGTCACCGAGGCGCCGTTCCCTGGCGCATTCCCGGGAGTGAAGGCGATTCCGTAAGGCCCATAAGCGCCGAACAGCCAACCCCACTGGGACGTGAAGGCCTGGAGCACGCCGTTCACTTTGACGGTTGCGACAACATTCGTGTTGACGGCCAGGATCGGCTCGACGAAGCCGCCGAGGGTGCGCACGAGCGGAAAATTCAGATTGGAGCCATCGCCGACGCCGACCGGTTGGTCGGTCACGCCGTCATCGTCGACATCGTCAAAGAGGAACGAGTCATACGCACCCTGCCGCGCCAGAAAAAATCCGAGCAGCGTACGAAACTCGTTGTTGGAATCGTCGCGCAGGAAATTGAAGCTGAGACTCCATTTCCAACGCGGATAGACTTGCAGCGCGGCACGATTCTCTTTGCCCGAAACGGATTCTTGCACGAGCGTCTTGAAGACGGGCGTGCGCGTGACCGGATATTCGAGCCCGGCCAACGCGGGAAAAACCGCTGTACTCATGTCACCTCAAGGCCGGATGAAAATTGCGCGCCTGTTGCCGAAGCGAGCGCGCGAGGGTTGAGCCGTTGTTCATCAGCTGGCGCTGGAAGCTTTGCGCGTCGGTGGCGTGGATGTGAATGTGCGTGTCGCCGCCACCGATTCCGGAGCCGCCGCCAGAGACCGCGCTACGGAAATCATCGGCGAAGGCTCTGGGCAGGATCGCCTCGCCCTGATGCACCATGGCCAGCATGTCGCCGGGCAAACTCCAGGCGCCCTGATCGAAGGACGGTATCAACGCCTCCTTGGCGACAACGAGAGCGGCAGCGGCTGTCGCCGGCACGACCGCGAAGGGACCGAGCGCCGGCGCGGCCCAAGCGAAGACGGAGCTGTAGACCCGCGCGGCGTTCGATTCGATTTCCTCCAACGCATGGGCGAAGCTGAAGCCCGAGCTCGCGGTCGCCGCGGCCTGATTCGACGCGGTCCGCGCGGCATTCCCGGCAACCGTGGATTCCGTCATCGTCAGTTCGGACGTCAGCCAATTGTTGACGCGTTGGACGCCCATATGGATAAAATCGGAGAGAATCGATTGACCGATCTTGGCCAGCGCCTGATGCATGTTCTGCGTACCGGTGATCATGCCCTCGATCGCATTGCCGAAGCTTTGCGTGATCGGTTGAACCATCGATTTCCATGAGGCTTCGGATTCTTTCACGGCCTGTAGATCGAGCTGGCGGATACGGGCATGGTGCTGCGCTTCCTGAGCATAGGCCTTGTCCTGGATCTGCTGGGCGAGCTTGCTGCCCTCGACAGCACACTCCTCATCCATCTCGAGCTCGGCGCGCGTCGCGGCGAAGCGCACATTCTCCAACCGCTCCCGTTCGGCGATTGCCTGGTCGGTCGACATCTGATCGAGCGCGGACAGCATCGCGACCCGCTGCGTACCCGCCGCGTAGTCCTCCTGCGCCTTCTTCGTTGCATCGGCCGACGCGTCGCTGAGGCTCTTGAGATGACCGGAAGCTGCCGTGGCCGATGATGCGATCGCCCCGAAATCCTGCTCCAGCATCGGCGGCATCTGCGCCAAGCTATCCAGCGCCGCGCCAATGCCGGCTTGCAGCTCGCCTGTATCGACCGAGAAGCCGATCGAGATCGTGTCGTCGGACATTGGAGATCCTTATGTGCGGTACAAGCCGGTCGCCCGACAAGTTAGGTTGGCGTTTCTTACGTGCTCAGCCGATCATGAGCTGACGATTTTGAAATGCGACCAGTTGGACGCCATCGTCGCAATTAGATCCGATCGGAATCCTTCGGGATCTGACGTCAGCTTCGAAAGATCCACCTGCGCCTCGGAGATTAGATTTGCATACGCGGCCGGATTCTCGTTCTTAGCCAAATCGATCGACTTCTGCAGCAGCGACTGAGCTTCTTCGTCTCGCGCCAGGTACGCACTGCACACAGCAAGATGGAAGATAAGCCACGGTATCGGATGCCTCGGTTGCTCCGTCAAAATTCGCTCGATCGAACCTGCAGCAATTACTCCAGCAAAATCGATCTTTTTGATCGCCTGGTGGACGTCGCGCGCTATCGCATCTGGCCCTGAATCAAGTCGGGAGAAAACGCTGATGTTTTTGTCAACCCAGAATGCCGGAAATTGTCTCTGATCTTCGAGCATGGACAAATAATACATATGCGCGACAGCATGCGTATTATATTTGCTCGAAGACAGACTGAGTACGGGTACGATTGGTCCGCTGCCTGCAAAGCAAATCTGGATAGGCGGAGTGACGCCAAAGAGAAGATACTCAGATCGTCTCGGAGTGCACTTACCGAGTAACGTCGCGAGCAACAGCGTCGCGCGATCGACGATCTCGTTGGCGGTGCGATCGTCGAAGGATTTGGGATCCGAATTCGCAGAGGTGGGGTCGTTCATGTCAGGGCCCGTAAACCTGAATGTATTCGTAGAATGGCGATCCGCGAACATTCTCAAGCGTTTCCTCTTTCTGCTTTTGGGTATCAGCAGCGCTGATATCGCGAGCAGAGCGCCCGGTCTTTAGGTCCCATACTATCTTGGGATTCCATATCGAGCCGTAGAGAACGTCGGGAACAGAAGAGAAGGGGAGTCTTATCGGTACGGGAAAGCCTTTGAAGTAGGCTTGTTCCGCATGGAGTTCCGGGTCACCGAGCAGTCTGACTTCTACGGCCAACGCATTATGAAGAGCTATTCCGTAACCCTTGGTTCCGGGCGTGAAACCAGGTTTGGTTATCGTGAGGATCGCCATCCACACCAGATCCGTGACCAGCGCATGCGCGATGTCGATATCCTTTCCATAGACGCCGGGTACATAGGTGGAGGTCATACTCACGCCTAGGGTCGCAGCAACCTGTTCAAATCCAGGCGGGGGCGCGACCGGCGTGCCGGCGACTCCACTGCCGGGGAGCCCGACATGCATATTAAACGAGGCAGTCTCAAGTCCTGATGGAGCCGTAGCCGCGGCGCCCGCCTCGGGACCAGATGCGAATTGCCCACCCCCTGGGCCGGGCGGCTTATGGAAGTGATTGAATTTCGCGAGAGCCGGATCGGGATCGATCTGAAGCTGGAGAAGCAGAATCGGCGCACGGACCAGATCGTTATTGTCGAGCGCGCGTGCAAGCGCTTCGACCCCGCTCTGCCGATCAGCGAGACTCAGGACGCCGCCCGAGCAGATTTTCTCGTCAGAGACTAACGCTTGGCGCGAAGGTACAATTCGGCCGTCCTCATCGACATCGGTGAGAGGCGTGCCATCCCCGAGATACGCATGCCCATCCTGAAGGAACGGCCATCCTTCCGGGTTAGCGCCCTCGTCTACGCGATACATCCGCATCAACGCTCCTCAAAAAGCCGAATGGCTGGTCGCTCGAGCCTATTTCCGGGATCGCTGGATATCGACCAGCTCGCCGTTCTGGAACACCAGCAAATTGTCCTCGGGATAGATCCACCATTCGACCGATCCGTGCCGATACGACTCCCGCTCGACGACGCGGTCGGGCTTGCCCCAAGCGCCGGCGAGCACTTGCGCTTGGGTCATGTGCAGAAGCGCGCCTGGAAGCTTGCGGCGCTGCAGGACGGCCTTTCCAGCCTTGAGATTGTCGAGGAAGGAGGGATAGATCCCGGGCTCCTTCATCGGGTCGTGATCGACGACGTCGAATTTCAGATCGCCAAGGTAGAAATGAGTGAACCCTGACCGCCCGTCAGCGAAGGTGACATGCATGAACACCTCGCCGTCCGTCAGCGGGTACAGCCCTTCGAAGGAATCGAAGGTGAACCGGCCGCGTCCCGTGAAGCATCCCTCCGGACCCAGCATCATCGCCTTGCTGGGGCAGACGAAGTAGTTTGCGATGCCCACGGTCCAGAGCGGGCGCCCGATATACTCGGCCATCAATGCCCGGTCCGTGGCCTCCTGCTGCTGCCGCGCGATATCCTCCGGATAGGGCTGCGGCGTGCAGGCCCCGGCCGAAATCAGCACCGCGGCAAGCCAGACATCCCGTCTCCTATCCACGCAAGATTCCCTCCGGTCCGGCAGCAGCCAACAGCTCGGCCAAGTCCGACGTTCTGGTTTTGTCCCCGCCCTTATAATCAAGAAAAGCGCGGATGAGAAGATGCAAGGGCGGATTCTTTTTCCAATAGGCGGCGAGCTCCAGATATTCGGGTAACGTCATCTCGTCGATCTCGGCCCGGCGCCACCCGCAGGCCGTCGCGATCAGCCCGTAGATGTCGCCCCAAGGGAAGGCCTCGCCGCCGGCGCTTCCCCCGGCTGGGGCGCTCCCGGCTTCAATCCCGAGAGGCGCGCGACCGCCGACACCGCGACGCGAAGCTCCTCCACATCCGGCGTCAACTCATCGAACTGGGCGCGCGTGAAAGCGGGATCGGCCGTCGCGATCGCGGCCGTCAGTATCTCGCCCTGCGCGTCCACCTTCGCTTCGCTATCCATACCGAGCTGGAGGAACAACGGCAGCACGCGCTTCAGGTCGCGAAACTTCAGTGGGGCGATCGGATAGTCCTTGCCGCCAAGTCTGATCGAAATCGTCATACGCGCCTACTCCGAAAGCCACACATTGCCGATGTTTCCGGCCGCATCGGCCGCGGCTTGGAAGTCGAACTCGGGGATGAGGAAATCCTCGTTCTTGAACTGAAGGGACAGCTTGGGGGAGATCACCCAGTTGAGCTGCAGGTTCAGCAGCTTGCCCTGATACTGCTCGCTCAAAACCAGCCTGAAGCTCGGCTGCGAGCCCATGAGCTGGTTCGACAGGGCGATCGCGGTGCCGCTCGTCGTGGTGTAGCTATAGGTCACGAGAATGGCGGCGTTCGCATCGCCGGATGAGAAGGTGTAGGTTCCGGTCGCCGAATTGACTGAATATTTCCCTGTCGCTTCGGATCCCGGCGCAACGGTCGTCAGCATCACACCGCTCGCGGCGTAGGCGACGCCCAGATCGGCGGCGAACGTCGCATGGTTTGCGACTTGCACGGTATAGGCGGCGCTGCCCGGAACCGCCTGAGCTTCACCGATCTGCGTCACGGTATTTCCGTTGCCGACCGTCTGACCGAAGAACAGATTGTTGAAATTGGCCGCGGTGATTCGCGCGGCCTTGGCCTTGCCGGTGATCTTCAGCCCACCGCGCGCGAGCGCGGTCGGCGCCTGGAACTGACCGGTCAGCTCCTTGATGGTGAAGCTCATATCGAGCTGCACCTCCTGCAGCGTGCCGAACTGAGCCGGCGTCGCGTTCGCAATATCGGTGCGCAAGCCGATCAGCGCGCCCAAGCCAAAAGCATATTGAGTCATGGATCAGGTCTCCTTCGTAAGTGTCGCAGCGATCTCGACCTCGAGCGCATCGAGGGAGGCGCGCAGATGATTGATCGCCTCGACCGATCGCGAGACCGGCGAATTGGCGAAATTGTCGTGGAACCAGCGCTCGATCGCGGCGCGGACCGCCGCTGACTGATGGCTTGTCTCTGTCATGCGATGTCCTTTCAGGGGATCAGAATTTCGACCGGCACGATCGCGTAGGCATATTCGCCGAGCAGGCCTTCGTCCGTGGCTATGTGACCGTTGATCGTCACTCGCTTGGCGAGACCGCCCAGCGTTTGCACATTGGCGGGATCGCCCGCGCCAAAGGCCTGGTCGATCGCGTCCAGCATCGGATTGAGGAGCGACGAGGTCGGAAAGCTCTTATCGCCGGAATGAACAAAGAGGACGATCTCCAGATGCATGATTCGCTTCAGCGGGCGCGTGCCCGACCATTCGACTGTCTCGCCGCGATAGATCTGGAACAGCGCCGGGCAGTTGCCCGGTCCGACGTCCTGCGGCGCTTTGAGCCTGCGACTTGCAAGTACGAGACCGTCGATACCGGCGCGTTCGTCGGTCAGAAGCGCGAACAGCGCAGACTGGATGGCTTCGCGGCTCATGATTTCAGAACCTCCGCCATTGCGCTGGACAACACATCGTGGATCGTCGGCGCAAATTGGGCGAGCGCGGAGCGCAGATAGGACCGGCCCGGATAATCGATTTGCCGATCATGCGCGCGCACGGTCACTTCCTTCGGCGCTATCGTTCGCCCGAAGACCATCGACTGGCGCCGTAGAAATTCGCGCACGCTTTCGGTGCCCGAGAAGCCGAATTCCTGGAAGGCGGCATAGGGCGTGATCGCCTGGACCGAGAAGCCGATCGCTGTGCCTGATGTCGAGGTCGCGACGGCAAGGCTGTCGCGCAGCTTGCCCGAGCGCGCCTGAAGCAGGCCGCCGGATACGTTGTTTTCTGCAGCCGACCGGATTTGACAGGCCAGCTCCGCACCGGCGGCGCGAAGCGTGATCGCCGTATCGGCAGGGATCGCGGCGAGTCTCGCGCGGACCGCATCGATCGAGTCGAGTTCGATAGCGATCATGCGAGATTCGCCCGCATGTAGCGCGTGATCACGCTCTGCACGAACGGGCTCACATCCTTCTGGGTGTAGGATGTCGTAGCGATGCCGCCCATGCTCTCGGAGGCCTTGCCCAACCGGTCCTTGCCGCGATAGCGCAGGCCCACCAATTCGATCACCGCCTCGGCGACGTCGGCCGGCACCATCGCGTAGCCGGCTTCGTAGGTTACGGCGACATTCGCATAGCCGCGCTTGAACCAGTAACCGAAGAGGATGATCACATTGCCATTTTGGACCCATCCCGGATCGGCAACGGCGATCGAGGCCGGGATCGGGATGTCGTCGATCGCGACCGAGGTGACGGCGAGGACCGGAGTGTTGCGGAGGTAAAGTCGCGTGCTGCCCTTGCCGTCATAGAGCTCGTCATGGTTCTGAATCAAAATCGGATTGCCGCAAGCGGTCGTGAAGAATGCGCTCGCGGCGGTGATGAGCCGGGTGAGCACCGAATCGTCGTTCGATTGCAGATCGCCGCCGAGATAGGCTTTCACATCGTCGATCGAAACCAAGTCGCCCGCGCTCATTCGTCGTCTCCGTCGACCCAGAGGGTGAAGCCGCCCTGGCGAAGCAGCGGCGGCGCAGCGTGTTCCGGCACGTCGACGGTGCCGTCGGGCTGGATTGGGTATTGATCGCCGCCATAGGTCGGACCCTCCCAGGATCCGGAAGGCGCGATCAGGCGCACGAAACCAGGGGCCGGTCGGTCCATGGAAATCTCCCAGCAAACGGGCCGACCCGAAGGCCGGCCCGCGCTTCGTCAACCATTCGCGATATTGCTGATCACGCCCATGGCGAAAGGAGCGTAAACCGCCAGCACCTCTTCGGCGTAAACGCCAAACTCGTAGGATCGGGTCTTGAGCGGCCAATCGGTGCGATAATAGTCGCGACGGGTCTTGACTTCGGCGACATTCGGCACGTTGGAGGACTGATATTGCGCCGGCAGATTCTCCGACCAGCCGATGATCGTGCCGGGTGGCACGAACGGATGGATCTTGACCGGGATCTTGTAACCACCGTCGAGCGCGAACGGATTGTAGTAGTATTCGACGACGCCGTTGGCCACGATCGCGAACGGATCCTTGCCGTCGGTGTTGAACCGCAGCAGCGGCGCCGATGCGCTCGACAGGACCTTCGACGTGATGTTCCGCTGCTCTTGACTATTGACATAGAGCACCGTCGGGCTGACCTCGAACAGGTCCCACATTTTCTGCAACATCAGATCGATCTCGTTGACCGAGCCGCGGCCGGACGCCGAGAGCGCAGTGCCGGCTCCTGCCGTGCCGGTCGCGAGATAGTTCACATAGGCGCCGGACCCGGCCTTGAGCGCCGAGGTCAAGAGACCGTCGAAAGCCAGGCCCGGATTGGCGGAGTAATCAGCAGCAATCGCCGACGCGGCCTGGGTCGAGCTCGAGAGCGGCGCGGAGAATGCGGCGCTGCTGATCGTGGTGATCGCCTGCAGCTTCTCCGATCCGACGGCGCCCACGAACCAGGCATAACCGACCGCACCGGCGACCGGCGCCACCGAGGCGAACAGGGTCTGGCCGAGCGTGACGGCCTGGGTCGCATTGGCGGATGGCGCGGACGCGCCGCCATTCACGGTGAAGGTCGCGCCGTCCGCCCCGGTCACCGACTTGGTAGTAGCGATACCGCCCGAGACGCTGGAGTTGCGATAGCCTTCATAGGTGAGCGCCACGACGATCACCGAGTAGGTCGCGGCCGGCAGCGTCGCGCCCGAGCCGCTCGCAGACAAGCTCGGCGCCGGCGCGGTGCCGAGCTGAAGCGATCCATTGCCGCCAAGCAACGCGTTCTCTTCCTTCAACATCATCTTCTGCAAGAGACGCATCGTGGCGGTCGCCTGGACATCCTCGAAGCCCTGCGCCGACGACACCGCTTCGAAGGTCACCGAATCCTCTTCGCCGATGGTGGCGTAGCTCGCCGACCGCGTGGAGGTGCTGTAGCTCATGCGGCCGGAGCGCTGGCCTTCCGGCACCCATCCGATCGCGTCCCAGCCGGAGCCGATGATCGCGTTCACCTGCCGCCAGTTTGTCGCCGTGCCGGTGCCTCCGCCGACGCGGGGCAGCACGTTGCGGATCGGCGTCGCGGCGGGATAGAGATTCTTCGCCGAGGGCTGCAGGTCGTAGGCGAGCAGGCCGCTCGCGGTCGTGATGGTCTTGGCGAGCGTCTCGCCGCTGGCCAGCGACTCCTTGATCAGCGCCAGCGTGTCGTCGGTCACATTTCCATTCATGCGAATAGCTCCATCATGTCCTTGCCCAAGGGCGCGAGGGGACATTGCCGGCGCGAGGGGCGAGCCGCGCCGGGATTTCTCGTTCAGTGATGTCGAAAGGGGCGGCCCGCGCCCCGCGCGTCAGCGGTTGGCGATCTTCTCGATCTGCGCCAGGCTCAGCGGACGGCGCAGTGCTCGTTTGGTAAGCTCGATCGGGTCGTTGGTCGGAGTTTCGCGGGCAAATGCAGCGGAACGCGAATCCGCCGCCTTGTCGATGGGCGCCACGCGGAGCGCGGCACGCCGTTCCGCCGGCTTGGCGGCGAGCGTCTTCACCAGAAGGTCGCGCTCGGCTTCGAGCTCGGCGATTCGCGACCTCGCGGCGCCGAGCTCGCCCGCAAGCTTGGCGAGGTCGCGCGGGCGATGCGTCTTATCCGTATCATCCAGTCCGTCATCGGCCTGGTCGTCGTCATCGTCATCGTCGCTGCAAGCCGCTCCGAGCGCCGCGGCGCGATCATGGATCTCCTGAATCAGCGCCAGATCGGCTTGCGAGTTGCGCGCGCCGAGCTTCTCGAGATCCTTGCACTCATTGGATTTGTACATGGTGAACACCGCCTCCGGATTGGCTGGACGATCGACCAGGCTGATCTCGCTCAGCCTCAGGCCGGTGATGACGTGCTTCTCCGTGTCGTCGCGCTGCGTCACGCGACCGCCGATCGAGAAGCCTTTGTAAACGCCCTGGATCACTTTCTCCCAAGCCGTCGGGTCGACGATCTTGGCGCCGAGGAAGAGACCCTTGCCGTCGATCTGCGCCTCGGTTGCGACGCCGACCGCCGAGGGCTGGTGCATCTCGCGGATATTGGCGAAGCGCATATAGTCCGGCAGCGCCGCCTCCAAAGCCTCGCGCTTCACGATCTCGCCCTGGCTGTCGAGCGCTTCGGTGGAGGCATAGCCGAACACGAGCTGCTCGGCCTCGTCGATCTTGGTGATTTCGGCATAGAGCCGCATCGCGTCACTCCTGTTGGGATGGTTGCTGCGCGGCACCGGAGAGCACGCTCGAAAGCGTCACTGCGCCGGCGCCGGTGTAGATGAGCGGCGTGTCGCCGCCTTCGATCGGATCGAGCCCGGATTCCGCCCGCGCCTCGTTGATCGTCTTGAGGCCCGCGCGCAGCTTCATGTCCGTAAGCTGCGCCTGCTTCAGCGGATCGACCGCTTCCTCGTCGGCCCATTCGAATTCGAGATCGTCCCAGCCGAAATCCTCTTCGATGACCCGATCGATCAAATCCTTGACCCAAAGCATGATCGGACCGAGGCCCTCCGAGAGCGCCATCTCCTGCGCATTGTCAGCGGTCGCGCGGTTCATCTGCCGGGTGAAGGGCGCGGCCGAGGCGGAGAAGGCATAGCAAACGACCCGCGCCAGCCATTCGTCGAAATCATCCTTGAGCGGCGCATCGCGCGTCGCCTGATAGCGGAAATCGGACGGCACGAAGCGCGCATGGCGCCGCTCAGCGATGTTGCCCGCCATGATCGTGTCCCAATATTCCTGGAACTCGCGGATTTGCTCCATCGTCCAGCCCTGGGGCACGCCGACCAGCGCCTCCGGCATATTGCCCTCGGTGAAATACTGGAGCTGGACCTGCTGGCGACGGAGCGCGATGTTGACGGTGGTGACGATCTGCTCGACCGGCGAGAAGCCGTAGACCTTGGCCGTACGCGGATTGCGCGGCAGGTAGAGGAGCTCGTCGCGCGAGAAGTCCGCCTTGGGCACGCCGTGCAGAATCTGTTGATAGGCGGGATCCGGCGGCTCGGGCGCGCGGCCCTGATCGTCGATCAGCACTTTGATCGTCGCGCCGTCGACAGGCTCCAGCGCGATGAGCGCGCCGCCGGCATTGCGCGCCCGATAGAGCGTCGGCGCATCGATGACGAAGAGGTCCTCGAGCAGCATGCGGAGCCAAGGACCCCAACGATGCACCCCGTCCGGCTTGCGGAAGAAAGTCTTCAGAGCCTTGATCCGCGGATCCGCATTTCCCGGCGACAAGCTGGCCGGCACTTCGCCCTGCGCGGGCTTCGGCCGGATGTTCCAGCGCAGCCGCTCGACCTGGTCCTTGCGCGTCTCGATGACGAGCCGCAGCAGATCCCAGCTGTCGGCCAGCGCCCGCATCTGCGCGAAGGAGATCCCCTCCTCGCCGCGCGGCCGGAACTGGATGTTGAGCCCGGTGAGATAATCGAACTGACGCGGTTCGGGCAGCGCCGGCGTCACGGGCTCGATCGGCTGCAGCGGGCCGAACCAATTGTCGGGCGCCACGCCGCGGATTGCGTAGCGCATGCCGGCGGCGAGGCGGCCGAAAAAGCCGGGCTCCAGCGGTGTCATTCGTCCGTCAGACGGAGGCATTTGGCAAGCTCGTCGCGTTGAAGAAGGAATGGATCTCGATCGTGCGGCCCGCCGCTGTTTGGCAGGTAAAGCCCAGAAGGTACCGGCCGGGCGGCGGTCGCCCGATCGCCTGCACCGCGACCGTGCCGATCAGCGCGGCGGTACCGTCGATCGCGCTCGCATAGTTCGTCTGGCCCGCCTCGACCGGATAGAAGAGGAGCGCGAGGCTCGCGGCGACCAGCGTGTCGCCCGGATCGAGCGCGGGGCCGAGATCGATGCCGAGAATCTCGTCGGCATCGATCGAAAGCGGCGGGAAATCGCGCCCGGCATAGCCCGAGAGATGGATCGGCATCAGCGTGCGAAGCGGCGTCATGACAGGCGACCCCGAAGGCGGTGGAGGTGGTGGAGGCGGCGGCGGGCTGGTCGCGCCCGAGCCGGCGCCCAATCCCGCGAGCAGCAGCGACTGCGCTCCGCCCGCGCCCAGCGCGTCGGTGACCGGCCACAACGCCATGGTCCAGCTCCTTGATATTCAATGCTCTTTGCTTGCGAAGATCCTGGTTGAAATGGCCGGCCGCTAAGCCGCGCGCTTTCGGCTAGTCGGTGCGGTGGCGCTGTCCAGCGTGAAGCTCATTGCCGTCGTCGCGCCGTCGAGCTTGGTCGCGGTGATCGTCGTGCCGGACTGCGAGACGTTGGCGAGGATCGCCAGGATCGCATAGAGGAGCTGCGCGAGCGTCGCCGGTGTCCCGTTCGCGGCGTAGCTCTCGGCCAACGCATTCACCAGATTGCCCAGAGCGGCCCCCGGCGTTCCCCCGGTCGTGTGCCCCGAAAGCGCGACATCGAGCAGCGACGCGAGATTGTTTGCGCTGACCGCGCCGCTTGCGTCGGTCGCGAGCCTGTTGGCGGGGTTGCCGAGCACATAGGCGGCCGGATCCTTGCCGCTCTCATACGCGCCCACGGTGATGCCACCCGCCCCGTCGATCGCGAGTCCGGCAAAATTCGCTGGCAGCGCCGCATAGGGACTCATCGCGACGACCTGGCAATCGACATCGGCCGGATCGCCGCCGGTCGCCGTCGCATGCAGCAGCAGCGGCCCGTTGGTCCCGGTGTCGGCCGCGGTCGGTGTCAGCTTGTACCAGCCATTGCCGATCTCCGCGACGGTTCCCGCCGGCGCTGCAAAGGCGGCCCCGTTCTTCGAGACCGTCACTGTCGGCACGGCACCGGTGAGTCCGGTGATGTGATCCGTCGATTGCACGATCAAGAACGGAATCGGCCGCGTGTCGGCATTGAGAATGAGCTGCATGAAATTCGTCTCCGGGATTCCTCACATGAAGGCACGAAGGATCTCACCCATCATCCCGCGAAGGCGGGGATGATGAATTGATCGAGCCGTTCGTGCCTTCGTGGTGAAAGGCTTCAGTTCGAATGCCGCGATCCGGCTCTCAGGCCGGGCTCGCTGCGGCGGCGGAAGAGAGGCAGATAGTTGGACGGGTTGTCGTTCGCGACCAGTGCATTCTGGTTGTTGATGACGCCGTCGCTGGCGGTCCGCGTGATGAAGTTGAAGCCCGACTGCGGCGTAGGCGACCAGCTGTCGTCACCGGCGGACGGCGTGTTCATCGTCATGGTGCCGTTGTTGCCGCCCCACATCGCCCAGAGCTGGCGCCCGCTGCCGTTCGGATTGATGCCGGCCTGCATCGCGTACATGAGGAGCGGCGTCCAGGAGAGCCGGCACCAATAGAAGGACGGCGTCGCGCTCTGACAGGCGGAGGTCGCGGTGCTGTTGTTGATAAAAGCGACGATCGCCGGATTGTCCCAGCCATTGGTGAACATGGTCTCGCTGCCGCTGCCCGGTATCGTGCCGAGCGTGCGGTTCAGCTGCCACGAAAGGCCGCTGCCCGAGACGATTTTGACGCCGCCCGGCACGCTGATGCCGTAGACATAATCGCCGATCGCGACGCTGCCCGACGCGACGGAGCCCAAGGTAAGCGTCGAGCCCGAGATCACGGCGCCGTTCAGCACCGATTTCGGATTCTCGCCCATATAGACCCATTGGTTATTGCCCGAGCCGTTCACCTCCGTGTTCTCGACGCCGTAGGAGATCACCGGCACGGGCGTGCCGCAGGCCGCGAGCGCGGAATAGAAAGCGGCCCATTCCGATCCGGTGTTCTGCGAATTGAATTCCGAGCCGGCGCCATACATCGCGTTGTTCGGGTTCCAGCCCTGCATCACGCCGACCGCGCTGAGCCCGCACAAGCCCGAGAGATGGTCCTGCGCCATCGCGTAATCGAGATGCGACTGGCCGCCATTGATCAGCGTCACGCCGCCCGGGTGGGCATTGATCAGGTCGAAGAGCGCCCACTCGGCATTGCCGTAATTGCCCTTGCCGGCCGCCGTCGTGATGGCGCCGGTGAGCCCCGT